TCTCTGCTCAATGCTTGGGAGATGCTACGCCTCACACATCGTGAGGTACCTGCACAAGCTGTCACTGTTCTTCTCTATGTAGCTAGCCACAACCCTTGTCATAAGCAAGCCATTGAGGAGGACACAGGTCTCACAACTGCATCATGTTCAAGGATGATCACATTCTTGACAGGTGATAAAAGACCTGGCGTTAAGCCTAGTGAGATGTGTCTCATTGAGAAGTACACAGATCCTGGCAATAAACGTAGACACATGTGCAAGCTGACACCCAAGGGTGAGCAACTTGTCCACCTAATCAAGTCCACCATCTATGGATGAGATCAAGACATGGCAACAAGCCATGGATTACACATTCCAAACACGCCACTCATGGAGACATGGCAATGGAGCAAAAACGTCGCGAATCAATTGCGGCCACTTTACTCGGCTTAGAGGACTTTCTTTTCCTGTCAAGAAGATCACTCAACCTATCCTCACCCAAGTGTGCATCGAGCTTGAGGACGAAGGAAAAACTGATGCAACTATCAACCGTGTTGTATCAGCTGTCTCGACAGTTCTCAACCATTGCGCATTCGATGGACTAATCGACAACGTACCTAAGTTTCGTCGTCGTACTGAATCAGAGGGTCGAGTCCTTTGGTACACCAAGGATGAGGTTGATCAGATGTCTTTCTTATCCACTGAAGTATTCATGCGTGATGACCTACGGGACATCATCATGTTTGCCGCTTACACAGGTATGCGACAGGGTGAAATCCTGAAGCTACGAGCCAAAGACATTGACCTTGTAGCTAACAAGATCCATGTCGGTGGTGTACCCACTCAAACCACAAAGGCTAAGAACTGGCGTGCGATTCCTGTCCACGACAAGATCAAAGCCATTATTCACAATCGACATTCTGCTGTTACACGTAGTGACACACGATTGTTCGGTGATGAATGGCGCGACAAAGACCAACTGTTGCGTGCATTCAAGAAAGTAAATCGTTTGCTTCCAAAGGAGGATGCTTATGTATTCCACACCCTTCGACACAGTTACGCGACATGGCTCGCTGAAGCTGGCGTCCCAATCAGATCCATCATGGCTCTGTGTGGGCACAAGCGTATCGAGACAACATTACGATATGCAAAGGCTACAGATGCAGCACTCACGGACGCAATGGCTGCTATCTGAGCGCGACTAATGGGTGCGCTGCTACACTCTTCCGGTCGGGAACGCCGACAGTTCTCAGCGAGTCCAATCGCTGGAATCCACACGCGGATGTGGCGGAATTGGTAGACGCGCTAGTTTCAGGTTCATGCGTGAAACCTGATCGCTGACGTATACCTCAAGCATAAACAGCTTGCACGTCAGTCATATTCATATGTACGCTAACGTATGAATCTATTTACCGGATCTAGCGAGGAGTCTTGTTACCAACACCTGCACAAATTGAGGAACAAGTTAATTTTGAAAGAGATGCAATCCGACTCGGACTTGAGCGTCTACGCAAAAACACAAAAGATCTCGAAGACAAAACATATGCTTCTGCAACTGTATACGGTTGTAGCTCTATATCTACTTTGCTCCCTGTTGTTACCGAGCGTATTAAAAGAACCAACGACAGAATCAGATCAAGAAAAAACGGTGTCGCCTTTGCAGAAATCCATCAGTATCTCGAACCCATAGATCCTGGTGCAGCTGCTGCAATTGCGCTGAAAGTTACCTTTGATAAAGTATTCAGCTACAAAGACAAGGCCAACCTGTTGCTCACTGTATGTGAGTCAATTGGCACTGCTGTTGAGCAAGAAGCACAGATGCAGTTTTATGAAAAGAACTGCCCTGGTCTACTAAATACAATCAAGAAAAACTATTGGCATAACACAACTGGTACACACCAAAAGTTTGTCGTTGTTCGTACACTTATTCAGCGTTATGACGTACCTCAGTGGACAACATGGAGTAGGCCATTACGTGTGAAGCTTGGAGGTTGGCTTCTTGATTGCATCATGGAGTCAGGTTGGTTTACTAAAGAGACAACGCAGCAAGGTAAGAAAAAAGAGAATCTAGTAGTTCCAACGCCTGAGTTCTTGTTAATCAAAGATGAGGTGATGGCAAATGCTGAGTTGTTCTCACCTATTGCGTATCCAATGCTCATCCCACCGAATGATTGGCGTCACAATCGACAAGGCGGCTACATACTAAATGAGGTGATGCGTGGTCACGATATGGTTCGTCGGGGCAATGGGGTATGTATACAGGGAGAAATCCCCTACCAATTTTTGAACAAGATTCAGAAGGTAGGCTATCGCCTTAACTCGTTTATTTATGGTGTCGCCGAGACACTCATGGAAAAACGTTATCAGGTTGGTAAGTTTGTCCCTATCGTAGAGATACCTCTACCAAATAAACCGCCTGATATTGCAGAGAACTACGATTCTCGTAAGCAATACAGACGTGATGCTGCTGAAGCAATGAACAAGAACGCAGCGTCATTCAAGAAGTCATGTAGAACACGCATGACAATGGAAGCAGCTAAGTTATTCAAAGATAAGAAGGAATTCTTCATTCCATGGAGCTTCGATTATCGAGGCCGTGCTTATCCAATCCCTGCTTTCCTAACACCACAAGATACTGACTTTGGTAAGTCATTACTTAAGTTCAGTGAGGAGTCATACATGACGCCTGAAGCTGAAGAATGGCTAGCATTTCAAGTAGCTACAACTTATGGTCTAGACAAAGCACCAATCCAGGAACGACTGGACTGGGTAGCCGAGAACGATGAGGTGATTTCTGCTGTCGCACTAGACCCCATCGGCAATATCTCTATATGGGAAGCAGCCGATGAACCCTGGCAATTCTTAGCAGCTTGTGAAGAATACCACCACTGTGTAATTACTCGTGACCGAAATTTTACTTCTCTGCCAGTTGCAACTGATGCCACCTGCTCTGGTCTACAAATTCTCGCCGGATTATGCCGAGACGCAACAACTGCAAGTCTTGTCAATGTCCTGCCAGGAGAAAGACCAGCAGATGCTTATGCCGTTGTCGCCGAGCACGCTAAACCAAACGTCCCTGTAAGTATTCAACCTTACATGGATAGAAAAACCGTCAAGCGAGTAGTTATGACGGTACCTTACAACGCTAAACCTCACAGCAATCGCGGTTATATCCGTGATGCACTTAAGGAGAAAGGCGTTGAAGTTGAGAAAGACGATCTGACTGCAACTGTTAATGCTGTCAGAGATGCCATGGATGAGGTTGTACCTGGTCCTATGGCCGCGATGAAATGGATTGAGTCTGAAGTAGCAAAAGCTATTAAGCGTGGTGCTACTGAACTTGAATGGGTAACACCATCAGGGTTTGTTGTCAGCCAGAAGCTGAACAAGAAGCTATTTGAACGAGTTCGTTTGCAACTTCTTGGTCAAGTAGATATCCGTGTTGCTACTGAAGATAGCGATCAAGTTGACTTATTGCATCACAAGAACGCAACTGCACCGAATCTTATTCATTCACTCGATGCAAGCCTGCTCCACCTTTCTGCACTACGCTTCGACGATCCGATATCCCTCATACACGATTCGGTTCTATGTCGTGCTACTGACATGGGCACTCTTTCACGAATCGTCCGTGAAACTTACATGCACCTGTTTGCCGAAAATTCCTACCTGGAAACATGGGCACAACAAATAGGTGCTGAAACTGAACCACCGATCATTGGAGATCTGACACCAGAGTCCGTGATTGATTCCACTTATTTTTTCTGTTAATTAATCCACTAACGTATGGCACGTACCATCCACAAAACTGAACAGCCTGTTGTCCTTGAAGGATTCCAAGCTGTGATGAAGCCAAGCAAGTTTGGCTATTCACTTGCAACCACTATCCCTGCAGCAATGATTGAAGCCCTTGAGGTTGATCGTGCTGAGAACTTGAAGTGGGCTGAATCAAAACTAAAAAACCCCAAGCGTTCAACTCTTAAACCTGAACCCTGGGAGGAGGTAGCTGATGGACAATACAAAGTTAAGTTCTCCTATAACGAGGAGGCCAAGCCACCTATTGTTGACACTGAAGGAACTCCAATTACAGACGAATCAACACCTCTATACTCTGGATCAAAAGTCAAGGTCGCGTTCTATCAGAAGCCATACATTCTCAAGGATGGCGTTACGTACGGTACTTCACTTAAACTTGTGGGTGTGCAAGTTGTGTCTCTCAGCTCTGCTGCGGGAACCGACTCAGGGGACCTCAGCAGCGAAGAAGTCGCGGAACTTTTCGGAAACACGAAAGGATATAAAGCTTCCGAACCCAATGTAGTCCCGGCTGCTGAGGAAGCAGACGATGACTTTTGAATACTACCGTGATTTCGATGAACTTTATGACGACTGGATAAATGGCATTTCGATCAGGACTTGAGGAAAAAGTCGCTGATCTTATGGTTGAACTGGGAGTGAAGTATGAATACGAATCGACGAAGGTTCCCTATCAAATTCAACATAACTACACTCCTGATTTTCTTCTCCCTAATGGTGTTTATCTTGAGTGCAAAGGGTACTGGGAGGCGGAGGATCGTCGTAAGATTAAAGCCGTCAAACAGCAGCATCCAGAGATTGATCTAAGGATGGTGTTCCAGGCCCCTTTTAATAAGATCAGTAAAAAATCTAAAACAACGTACGCACAATGGTGCGAAAAGCACGACATACCTTGGACGAGCTTTGCAAACATACCAATCGACTGGCTCGTCTGAGTTCTTAAGACACGAAGCGTGTATCACGTGTGGATCATCCGATGGACTTGCTGTCTATACGGATGGTCACACCTTTTGTTTCGTATGTCACCAATGGACACCAGGAGCCACAACTTATTCACAATCGACAACAACTCGCATGAGTTACAGAGGCTCAGCTCAAAGGCTGCAGAAACGCAATATCTCCGAAAAGACTTGTGAGAAGTACAAGATCTACAAAGACGGAGATATCCTGCGGATGTATTACCACGACTCTAATGGGGTCCCCATTGGGTCAAAGGTAAGGACAAAAAACAAAGTCTTCACTTATGAGGGTGAGTCTGACGGTTCATTCTTTGGTCAACACCTCTTCTTCCGCAACAGTAAGGAGAAGAGTGTTGTCATCACTGAGGGTGAGCTTGACGCTGCTTCTGTATGTGAAGCACTAGGAGACTTTCCAGCTGTGTCACTTCCAAGTGGAGCTGCCGCGGCCAAGAAAGCAATGAAGACTAACTACGAATGGCTACAACAGTTTGAGAAGATCATCCTGTTCTTCGATAACGACGAAGCCGGTCAGAAGGCTGTAAAAGATGCTGCCAATGCACTACCACCTGGAAAGGTTTTCATCGCCTCTCTAGACGCTTACAAGGACGCCTCAGACGCTTTACAAGCGAATGACTACAAGGCTGTTGAAAGTGCATATTGGAGTGCTAAATCTTATAGACCTGACGGAATCGTAGATGGTCGATCACTACTTGAACTTGTAACTACACCACAACCACCAGCTAATCATGATTACCCGTTTCAAGGACTACAGCACAAACTACACGGTATCCGATACGGAGAGCTTGTCACAATCACTGCAGGCTCTGGCATTGGCAAGTCAAGCTTCTGTCGGGAGCTTGCATGTTCTCTTCTCCAGAGCGGAGAACGGGTCGGTTACTTGGCTCTTGAAGAGTCCAATCGACGAACAGCCTTAGGGCTGATGTCATCAGCAGTAGGTAAACCACTACATCTAGGGGAACATTCCCATGAAGAACTTACTGAAGCCTTCGACTCTACGATGGTTAATTGGGACCTCTATTTGTTTGATGGTTTCGGCTCCTACGATCCTGATGTTATTTATAATCGGATTGAGTACCTGGCACAAGGTCTCGACTGTAAAATCATTTTCTTGGATCACCTCTCCATCCTCCTTAGTGGACTCGATGGAGATGAACGACGGATGATCGATAACACAATGACTCGATTGAGGTCATTGGTTGAACGTACTGGCATTTCTTTATTCCTTGTCTCACATTTGAGACGATCTACTGGAGACAAAAATCATGAAGAAGGAGCCCGAGTCACGCTCGGACAATTGCGCGGATCTGCTGCGATCGCTCAACTCAGCGACTCGGTCATTGGATTGGAACGCGATCAACAATCCGACAAAGATGGAAGTGCTACGACTGTGCGAGTGCTTAAAAATCGTTATTCTGGCGAAACTGGAGTAGCTTGTACACTTGCGTATAACTTAGAAACTTGCAAATTTGATGAAACAGAACCAGATGAAGAATTCGACGCAACAACCGACTTTTAAGCGACCCAATCCACCTACGGAGGAACAAATCAAACGAGCACAATTCGTTGACAAAACCTACGTATGGAAACAGAAGTGAGTCTGGTCTTTGATTTAGAAACAAACGGATTTCTTAAAGATGTTAATACCATCCACTGTCTTGCTATCCATGACCTCAAAACTAATGAAACGGTGTCGTACAACGACGAAGGTAATCAAGAACCTGTTGTACGAGGGATACAACGACTCCAAGATGCTGATTGTATTATTGGTCATAATGTTATTGGTTACGACTGCCCTGTTATCCACAAACTTTATCCTTGGTTCAGTGGCCCTGGGATTGTCGTTGATACTCTTATTCTCAGTCGTCTGTACCATCCGGACATGATACGTCTGGACAAGAAACATAACTGGAAAAATATGCCACTACAGATGTATGGCAGACATTCTCTTGAATCCTACGGATACAGACTAGGTGAATTTAAAGGTTCATTCGGCAAAGACACTGATTGGAAAAGTTGGAGCCAAGAAATGGAAGATTATTGCATACAAGATGTTCACGTTACCACCAAACTTTGGAACCATTTTCAACCTTACCTGAATGGGTCTCGTTAGAACACGAGGTCGCTCAAATACTTACTAATCAAGAAATACATGGATGGACGTTTGACTCAAATGCTGCATGGGAATTTGCATCTGCTCTCCGAGAAGAGCTACGACAGATTGAAGGAACACTACTCAGGAAACATCCTTACGTTGCAGGAGCAGAATTCACTCCTAAACGAAATAACCGCACGCAAGGATATGTTGAGGGTGCACCCTTTACTCGACTGAAAGAAACCAACTGTACTTCAAGAGACCACATTGCATGGATATTAACAACATTCTATGGCTGGAAGCCCCAGCAAAAGACGACTACTGGGAAGCCAGTCGTAGACGAAGTTATTCTGACCGAGATTGGATCGGAGATTTCTACTCAGTTTGCGAGATGTTTGACGGTAACGAAAATGCTTGGGATGCTGTCGAACGGCACGAACGGTTGGCTGAAGCTTGTTACGAATGAAGGAAGAATCCATCACCACTGTTCGGTCGCAACCTCCACGCATAGATGTGCCCATAGGTCACCAAATCTTGCACAAGTGCCAAGCGACAAAAGATTTAGAGAACTTTTTATCCCAAGTCCAGGTCTCACTATGGTCGGCGCTGATCTTAGTGGGATTGAGCTTCGGATGTTATCTCACTATCTTGCGCGATTCGACGGCGGAAGATATGCCGAGATCCTCCTTAATGGAGATATTCATCAGGTAAATGCTGACAAGATTGGGATTAGCCGTAAGCAGGTTAAGACCGTCACTTACGCGTTTCTCTATGGTGCAGGTGACGAAAAGATTGGTCATTCATTCGACCCGCAATTATCATCGACCAATGCCAAGCGAAAAGGAAAAGAAATCCGTAGCGCATATGTTTCAGCGGTTGACGGGCTTGGTGATCTCATTGCCGCTGTTAATAAAGCTGCGGACAGAGGGTTCATCAAGTCTATCGACGGTAGAAAAATTGCGCTTGATTCACCTCACAAAGCCTTGAACTACCTGCTCCAATCAGGAGCTGGTGTCGTCGCAAAAAGGTGGATGCTTATTAACCATGAACACATAAAAGAGTTGCAATTGTGCTGCTCGCAACTTGCGTTCGTACATGACGAACTTCAATTTGAAGTAGATCCACAACATGCAAAAGACCTTTGTTCATCCTTGGTACTTGCAGCTACAGAAGCTGGAGAGTACTACAACATCCGCTGCAGGATTGATGCAGAAGCCACCACTGGAAAAAACTGGAGTGAAACTCACTAATGCTCTACGGAAAAAAGAAAAAGACTGAAATTAAGTCTACTAAAAAAACTACTCGCCAAGGTCAAGGTCGTCTTTCTAAGCCTAAAGGTGACAGAAAGATGAGTCGAGGCCAAGGTAAATGACGACACTACTAATCGACGCTGACTATATCGTCTACAAAGCTTGTGCTGCTGCGGAGTACGACATTGATTGGGGCGATGATGTAATTATGGTTGGCTCTCGTTTCTCTGAAGCTTATGCATACACTATTAGAGATATCAATAAGATCAAGTCAGAGTTCTTTGATGCTACTGTCATCCTGTTTTTCAGTGACAGCAGTAATTTTAGGAAGCTGGTTGATCCGGCGTACAAGGGACATCGTAATCGTAAAAAACCCTGTGGATACAGAAGAGTAATCCACAAACTACACGATGACTATCAAGTCATTCGTATGCCGTCACTGGAAGCTGATGACGCCATGGGTGTATATGCAACTTCGAATGAAGACTGCATTATCTGCTCACCAGATAAGGATATGAAACAAATCCCTGGAACTCTCTACAACATGGATGAGACGTTCACAATAGACAAACAGTCTGGTTGGGAATGGTTTCTTATTCAGACACTATCTGGTGACCAAACAGATGGCTATTCAGGTGCTCCTGGTTTCGGCATAAAAACTAGCCAAAAATTTTTCGCAGAATACGGGTACACCTGGAATTCTGTAGTGAGAGCTTTCCAGTCAAAAAATCTAACTGAGGCTGATGCTTTGAAAAATGCACGGCTAGCAAAGATCCTCACTGCAGATGACTATGACAATGGACCCATCTTATGGACTCCCACCAATGCCGAAGCTTGTCCTGACAATGGAGCAGGAATTCAAGATGAGGAGGATGAAGGATCTCCTGGACAAGTGTCCGAAGGAGGAACTTATTCCTTTATTTCTTGAGTTGCAGCGAACTAATTTTATTCTTACTAACAACATAGGCGAACTACTTAAAGCATGGAATCTCCCTCCCATTACACCCGAGGCTCAGTAGAGGTTTGGGATTTCATTCGTGACCAACAACTAAATTATCATCTTGGCAATGCTATTAAATATATTTGCAGAGCCGGTTTCAAAAGTAATAACACAAAGGCTCAAGACCTTAAAAAGGCTATCCACTACCTTGAAAATGAACTCGACAACACAACACTGCAGGAACCAATCACTTTCGGATCAAGCGATTCACTTCCGTTCAGCTTATGGGATCCTGAACAGTTCGGAGAACCGGACTATGCAACTGGGTTTGATCGTTGAGGAGTTTGAAGAGTTCAAATCAGCGGTAGCAAATGAGCCTTTTGAAAATGAACTGAAAGAGTTGGCAGACTTGGTCTATGTCTGCTTTCAGTATGCAGAAAATATGGAATGGGATCTAGAAGAAGCACTTGATCGTGTCCATAAATCAAACATGTCCAAGCTTGGTTTGGACGGTAAACCAATTCGCCGTGCTGACGGCAAGGTCTTGAAAGGACCTAACTACTCCCCCCCTGAATTGAAAGATCTGATCAATGGCTGAACTAATTTCTAGAACTGGACGAGTGCAATCGTGGATTGATGATCCCGATGGTCGTCTCCCTGTGTCGTGCACAGTATTTGTAGTAGATGATTCGATGGAAGGACCTGAGGGTATCGAAGCCTCTTGGCGTTTCGCCTCACATGCCCTCAGAAATGGAGCAGGGTGTGCAATCCACCTCTCCAACCTCCGACCAAAAGGACACGATAATGGCAAAGGGTTACTTGCCAGTGGTCCTGTCTCATTCGGGAAGATCTATTCTACTTTGAATGAAATCCTCCGACGAGGTGGTAAGTACAAGAACGGTGCAATTGTTTTGCATATCGATGCAAACCATGCTGACATTGATGAGTTCATCACTGCTCCACGGGATCAACTGCCGTGGGTCAAGCGATGTGTCAACATCACTGACCAATGGTGGCAAGAGATGGATGTCATCACTCGTCAGAAACTAATCAAAGGAATCAAGGCTGGTGATATCTGGCTGAATAAAGTTAAGTACCATGGACAACAACGTATACGCGGAAACGTATGTCTTGAAGTGTACCTGCCCTCCCGAGGAACCTGTCTACTTCAACACGTCAATCTTGGAGCATGTGAATTCGAACAAATACCTGTTGCTTACCGTCAAGGGATGCAAGAACTTTGCGACCTCCATTCTCGGACAGGTGTTGGAGAGACTGGAGAATACCTCAGTTCAGACGTCGATCGACAGGTTGGACTTGGAGTCTTGGGTCTCGCAAACCTCTTGCGTAGGTATGGTGTTACGTACGAGCAGTTTGGACGAGCACTATCTCAGTTCAACTCAGGAGTAGAGAAAGCAACAGTTGCATACACGTTGGTCAAAAAGATCAACGAAGGTATCCAGGAAGCCTCTGCGATTGCCCGTCGTAGCGGTATGGTCCGAGCCTTTGCTATCGCTCCTACAGCGTCTTGTAGCTATCGCTCACAGGATGTTGATGGGTTCACCTGTGCTCCAGAGATTGCCCCACCTATTGCACGAACAGTTGACCGTGATTCTGGTACCTTTGGTGTTGAAACTTATGACTACGGAGATGTAGAAATTGCATCTGAAGTTGGCTGGGAAAACTATCGACGTGTTGCTGATGGTCTAATGGAACTCTATACACGTAGTGGACTTCTTCACGGTTACTCATTCAACTGGTGGTCAGACTTGGCTGTCATGGATGAGAGCTTCATTGAAGAGTGGCTTAGGTCTCCACAAACATCTCTTTATTATTCATTGCAAGTAATGGGGGACGTTCAGGATAAATCTAATGCGTATGCTGCTCTTGACGAGGACGACGTTGATAAGTACCTGGACAGTCTTTTTATGGATGCAGTGGATTCACCTGAACCTCAATGTGATTGTGCAGAATGAACCCTTATCAGAAACTAATGGCGCGAAAGCGCAAATGGACACCAGTGAAACCTGTTGCTGGTTTATGCAAAGAAGGCGCGGAGGAGACAATCCACCGTGCTCTTGCATTGAGACATATGGAACTACCTGTGGGAGATTTTATTAAAGATGCTCTTGCCACTGAAGTTCCGTCTCTATCGAGAGAGCTTTTGCTCTCCAACGTTACAGATGAAGAGAACCACGATCTCGCTCTTGGTTATATCGCCGGTGCTTACGGCATTGATGAAGCGGCTGAGAAAGAAGCCATGGCTCTCCGAAATGCATGGACGCAGCATCCAGATCATACGGTCCTCAAAGCGATGGTTGCCGAGCGTGCAATCTTCTTCGTTCTTCTACCATTCTTTCGCTTTAATGGTGACGCTGCAATGCGAACAACCTCTGCAGATATAAGTCGAGATGAACAAATTCATGTTGCAACCAATAGTTTGGTTTGTCGCGAGTTGGGGCTTGATATCTCTCCTAGTCTTGATAAACTCCGCAAAGCAACTATCAACTGGGTGATGCAGCCTCTTAAGGTTGGAGCATCCGATAAATATTTAGATAAAAAATTTTGGCTGGATTCCAGTGATCGCCTTATGTATGAGGGCAAAGCTCCTGAGCTGAGTGCTACGAAGGCTGCACGAATGCCAGCTTTCTTTGAGCATTCAAATGTCAACCTCCCTCAGTATGCTTGAGACTCTTGGCATGGAACATCATGCCATGGTCAAAGAGCTTGAAGATAATTTTCCGCCCTTAACACCTACTCCTGGAGACACTATCGAACAGATCATGTATAGATCTGGTCAACGTTCTGTTGTGGAGTGGCTGATCAATCGCATTGAAAACAATGGGTAAGAAAAACAAAGGTAAAAACAAATTTAAATTTAACTCTCGTCCTAGTTTATATGGACCTGGTGGTAAGCCACCTAGTGCTGACAAGGGAAAATCTGACAATAAAAAAGCTGACGATAAGGATACTAACCCACAAATGAAGGTCAACAAATCATCTTCTAAAGGTAAGGGAAACAAGTACAAGCCTAATCGTACAGTCAGTGCAGCAGCTCAGAAAAATATCAGAGATACTGAGAAAGCAGCCCAGACTCTTCGCAACTACAAAGCTCCAGAAATGAACGTTGCTGAGAAAAATTATACTCAGAATCTTCCTGATCGTCCTAGCGTTCCCAAGCTTCCGACTATTACTACACCTGGAGGTAACTTGAATACTACCAATGTAGCCAAACCTAGCGGTCGTCCTGGCACTATCAATTCCTACACTGCTCCAGTATCTGATTACAAGAACGTCTATAAAAACTTGAAGCGTAAGCAATTCCAAAAACCGTAACATGACAGCTAAGCAAAGGTATGATGTTCTCCAAAGTGACCGCCAACAGTTTCTAGACAAAGCATGGGAAGCTTCACAGCTAACTCTTCCATATCTTGTTCGTCGTGATGACGAATACACTAAAGGAAATAAAGTTTTAAAAACACCATGGCAATCAGTTGGTGCAAAGGGTGTTGTAACTCTTGCATCAAAGCTGATGCTTGCTCTTCTTCCTCCGCAAACTACTTTCTTTAAGTTGCAGGTAGATGAGTCTGCTATTCCTGAAGGACTCTTTGAAAGGAATCCTAGTGTTAAGACGGAGATGGATACTTCTTTCGCAAAGATTGAGCGAACGATCATGGAATCTATTGCAGCTTCTGATGATCGTGTTGTTGTACACCAAGCTCTTAAGCACTTGGTTGTAGCTGGCAACGCTCTGATCTTTATGAATAAGAATCAGCTCAAGCTTTACCCTCTGAATCGCTATGTCGTAGAACGCGATGGTAACGGTAATGTTGTAGAGATCATCACTCGTGAAACGGTCAGTAAAAAATTAGTTGAAAAATTTTTACCTGATCAAAAACTAAATCAAGCTGCTAATGACTATGAAACCAATCCTGGTGAGTGTGATGTATACACACATGTCAAGCGTGATAACAATCGCGTGACGTGGTACCAAGAGATTTATGGAAAGGTAATCCCTAGCAGCTATGGCAAAGCTCCATTAGATAAAAACCCTTGGCTCCCTCTACGTTTTAACTATGTAGACGGTGAAGCCTATGGACGTGGCCGTGTTGAAGAGTTTATGGGTGATCTCAAGTCACTCGAATCTCTCTCTCAAGCCCTCATTGAAGGCTCTGCAGCGGCTGCAAAAGTCGTGTTTGTAGTGTCACCCTCTAGCACCACAAAGCCAGCTACCCTAGCTGCTGCTGGTAACGGTGCAATCGTACAAGGAAGACCTGATGACATTGGTGTTGTTCAGGTTGGTAAGACTGCTGACTTCCGAACAGCATTTGATCAAGCGCAGACCTTTGAGAAGCGTTTGTCTGAAGCATTCCTTGTCATGAATGTACGTGACTCTGAACGTACTACTGCTGAAGAAGTACGTATGACTCAACAAGAGCTAGAGTCACAACTTGGTGGACTGTTTAGTCTGCTGACTGTTGAGTTCCTTGTTCCTTACCTTAGCCGTAAGCTGGATCAACTCCAGAAATCTCGTGCCATTCCAAAGCTACCTAATGATCTAGTTAAACCTACGATTGTTGCTGGTATTAATGCTCTTGGACGTGGTGCAGATCGTGAAAGCCTGAGTGAGTTCTTGCAGACACTGTCCCAAACAATGGGACCTGAAGCTTTGCAGACTTACATCAATCCAGAGGAAGTCATTCGACGTCTTGCTGGCTCGATGGGCATTGATCAGCTTGGTCTGGTTAAAGGTATGGATCAAGTTAAAGGTGAACAGCAAGAACAGATGCAACAGCAAGCTTCAATGGATCAAAATCTTGCGCTCACCAAGCAAGCTGCACAATTACAACAACTACCCAATGACTCAAGCCAAGCCGGTCCGCCCCCCGAAGAAGGCGGCTCCCCGCTCCCCCCGCCAGCCGGTCCAGAAGGCGGAGCACCTCCAGCCCCTGGAGGAATCCCCGGAGGTCAAGGACCTCTCGGTTAAAGATAGACGTTATCTCAGTAACCAAACTAATAAATACAAGCGCCAACCCAAAGTCGGTACACCAACTCTCGGTCGCAGCACTGCTTACGTGACCGAGGTTGGCCTTGGCAATCTCCGCTCCCAAACTGCATATGACAACACTGACCTATCAGCCTGATCAAGGACAACCTGAATTCTCTGAAGATGAACTTAACTCCATCCAGGTAGGAGAACAGCTTGAACAGGAACAGCAACAACTGCTTGCTGGGAAATACGAATCCGCTGAACAACTTGAACAGGCTTACCTAGAGCTGCAACAGAAGTTCGGTTCTAATCAAACTGAAGGAACTGCGCCAGAAGAAACTTCTCAAGAATCAGAGGAGCAAGAAGCTGACTTTGATTTGATGGAAGCTTTGTGGCAACAGTCACAGTCTGAGTATGACGAAGACACCCTTGAGGCTCTTAGCAAAGCTGATCCTGCTGATATTGCACAGGCTTATCTGGAATACCGTTCCGCGAACCAACCACATGAACTGACATCTGACGAGACTTCTAGTCTTTATGATGTTGTTGGTGGTCAAGAGCAATACACAAACATGTTGCGCTGGGCAGCTGATAACTGCGATGAGCAGACTATCGAGATGTATGACGCAGTCATGTCTAAGGGTGATCTTGAGTCTTGCTTCTTTGCTGTACAAGCAATGGCATTCCGTATGGCTGAGATGGAAGGTTGGCAACCTGATGACTTCTTGTCTGGCCGTACACCAGTACAGACCGCTGATGTCTTTAGGAGTCAAGCGGAAGTTGTTGAAGCTATGAGTGATCCTCGTTATGACAGAGACCCTGCATACCGTCAGGACATCATGAATAAGCTTGAACGTTCAACTGAACTTATGTACTAAAGAAAGATGGCAAACGTTAGCCTCAAAATCGGAGAACATAAATCACGCTCTGGAGGTCTTACTAAGAAGGGGCGTGAAAAATATAACCGTGAAACTGGGTCTAACCTGAAGGCTCCCCAGCCTGAAGGTGGTCCTCGCAAGAAATCTTTCTGCGCTCGAATGAGCGGTGTCAAGGGTCCGATGAAAAAGAACGGTAAGCCAACTCGTAAAGCTTTGGCACTACGTAAATGGAAATGCTAACTATGGCTAAGAAAGGATGTTCCTCAAAGGGAGGAAAAGGTGGCTACAAAAAGTAAGCCTAAGGCTATCAAGCAGCGCCTTGATCCTTCCTGTTGGAAAGGCTACAAAAAATCTGGTACCAAAGTTAAAGGTGGTACCCGAGTAAACAACTGCGTAAAAATTAAAAAGTAAATGACCACCACCACCGAAGATGGCGGACGTTACAACGTCTATGCCAAAGAACCACCTATGGAAGTAATTGACGTGTACGAAACTCACAATGAAAAGGCTGAGAAGCTTAATGGTCGTCTTGCAATGCTTGGCGTCATGGCAGCTCTGGGCGCTTATGCAATCACTGGACAAATCATTCCTGGTATTTGGTAATGTACAAAAAAGGTACGAAGAGTAAGAAAGTAAAACAAAAAGGTAAGTTGATGGCTGCTCTTGGTAACCCTATCCTTGCCAATAATAAAAAAATGAAGATCACATCTAATACGCCTGACTCTAATTATGCTTAACAATAAAGATAAGGATTCCGATAAAGTCAAAGCTAACACAGCTATCAAACGTACCAACACTATCAAAGGTATTGCCAAAGGTTTGAAGGCTGTCAAAGCTATCTCTAATACACTGGGTACTTCTCCTACTGAAACACCTGATGTAGATACCACGGTTTCTAAGACGTACGACAAGGATGGTGCTACAACTGGTAATAATCCCAGTGACCGTGAGTATCGTCTTGATGAAAATGGTGTTGGAAACTTCGTTGACGAGAAG